TTTCAATCTCAGCTCTTTTTTTAAGAAGCATATTGATTTTAGCTTGATTAGGATTTGGTTTTGAAGCTTGAGGTTTTGGAGCATCTTTTTTAGCTCTCATTGCCATAAGAATAGGATCATTTATATCTAGCTCTTCTAGTTCACCACTTCCTTTTTCATAGGTATTAGTAAACCAATCATAGCTATCTTCATCATCATCTTGCTCTTCAGGTTCAAATTCAGGAAACATTTCTATTCCTTTTTCTGTCCATGACCAAGCAGGGAATTTAGCTATTACATCACCAATAGTATTTACCTGCAATTTATTCCATCTGTTACCTAACCCATCAATTACATTTATGGAAAAAGTACCTGTTAAAGGTTCAAAATAAATATTAGAATCAGTTTTTGTATCTGTACCAATATGCACTTTATTCTCTTTAACAAACTTGCTTAGCTCTTCAAATAATTGTTTGTAGATAAAACCGCCTTTTGTTGGACGGTTAGGTATTGATTCAGCGTCTGTCCAATCGCTTGGTATAGCTTTGCTTTCTTTTTTTACTTTCTTACGAACTACTTTTTTTGTAGCCCTAGGCGCAGTTTGTTCACCAGTACCAGGAGTAAAAGTAGCTCCAGTGCCAGTCATAGACATTTCTTGGCGTAGTTTTTGAGTAGCAAATTGATTATTAAAATTAGCCATTATCGTTATTTTTTAGCTCATCAATTAAATCACAATACTGAAGAATACCAGTTATAGTCTCATCTTTGATGGTCTGATTTTCTTTTATTGGATTAATGAATTTAATTACCTCATCTAATTTGATCTTAATAACCTTGTCTTTTGAAGACTCTTTTATGCTAACTAACTCATCTTTAATTGAGGTTAGTTGATCATTCAAATAGTCCTTTAGATTTTTAGTATCAGACACATTTGTTATATATTCTTTTAATATGTCTTTCTGCCTTTCAGACATATTCTGATACTTGTTATTGAACTTTTCGACCAGTATTTTGTAAGCTAAAAGTCTAATCTCCTTGTCTTCTTTCATGAACTCTTGAACCAATGACTTAGGTGCAGACGAGTTTAAAGAAGACTGGGTTACATGTTCGAGAAGGTTTATCTTATTTAATAAGACTTGTTTAGTATCAATAGTCTTAATATGTTGAGACTCAAATATAGTGTATATAGACGCAAAAGGTTTATAGTTGTCTATTTTGGCCTTAAAGAAATTATCCAAGTCGTAGCTCTGCTTAATCTCTTTAATCAAGTTGTACTTAGACTTGTTGATCTTTTCTCTATCTAACTTGTTATACTGCTCTAATACAGTTGAAATTAATATCTCAGCTTTAGCCTCTGATAATTTAGGACTGGTAGTAATAGCGCTGTATAAGCTATATTCTTTACCTAACTCTGTATTAGTAAAATACTTTTTCAGTATCTTAACAGCTTTTGAGTCCTGATTATTAATTAAATCAGAGGTAGTTTGCCTTACCAACAGTTCAAATAAAATGCCAGTATTGCGATATTTAGAATGTTTTATGGCCATAGTTTTTATGCGGGATTCGCTAGTAATAAATATCTACTTTTAATCTAAATCACTTATTATATTGTCTTCACTCAAAAGATCAGATTGCTCAAACAATTGTACTTTTCTTTGTTGATTTTTACTGAACATTTTGTTAAGAGAGTTTTTATTCTTAAGGTACTCTCCCATAGTGCTTTCAAGAGCTAGTGGGCTGCCTCCTTTGTAGTTAGGCTTCATACTATTCTCTCCTGCTTCAGCGTCTTTATTGTATGCATCTGAGCCAATAGGATCTCGACCAAAAGCAGATCTATCAGTACCTATGTTAGAAGTTACAGACTTAGGTCTACCAGGTTTATTCTCATCATAGCCATAAGGAACGTTTAAGACTGAATCTTCCTTACCTCCATATAGACTAGCTATCTGATGAGGTGTGCCGTATGCTTGGCCTGATTCTGCAGGATCATTACCTTCTTCGGCTATTTGTTTATACCTAAAGTCTCTTTTCTTGTCTTCGATAACCATATCTTCAAGCTCTGCATATTGATCTTCAGAGAAGTGGAATATCTTGTCATAGATAAAGTCTCTAGGTAAGAGTGATCCTTCCATTGCTTGTTTAGCCAAGTCAATCTTCTCTTTGAAGAGTGCAATCCTTTCTTGATCATAAATGATAGATGGATTAGTCAATGAAAGGCTAAAGTTAGCAGCAGATTCATTGGTATAACCATGAGCATACAAGTGAACTAATGCAATCTTAGTCAACTCACTAATGATAATCCTCTGTAGTCTTTCGATAGTTCTAGCAAAACGAATATCTTCAGCAGCAAGTGTAGCTTTACCAGTCAGGTCTTTTTCATAGCCCATGAAAGCCTTAGGTATCTTAAGGGCGGCAAACAACTTCTCACGGAAGTATGCTACGTCTTCGATACCATTATAATCAAGGCCTTTCGCTGTATCTATTTTAGTAGAAGTATCGTTACCTCTTACAGGTATAAAGAAGTCCTCAAGTAGATTCTGCTGGTTGTATTTAAGGTTATAGTTACCAGTATTTGGATCGATAAGAGGAGTCTTCTTCATCTTATTGATCATCTTTTGCATGTAGTTATCAACCTCTTGTGGAGGAATTGCGCCTACATTTACGTAGAAAATACGTCTTTCTGGAGCTCTTACAATACGATGAATTAACATTGCATCTTCAATCAATACATACTGCTTAAACAACTTACGAGCAGGCTCTAAGTAAGATCTACCATAAGGAAGATAGTTAACATCACCAGTCAATCTGAAGTGCGCCATCTCAAAGTTATCAAACCAGATGCCAGAATCGTTATTCTGTAAAGAGCTATAACCAGTTGATGATGCTAGGGCTGCATTTGGATCATACTTAAACCTAACCTCTTGTGGGTTTTCAGGGTTATATCCTTCTTGACGAACTATATTGTAGGCCGAGAATGGAATAACATTATAAACACCATAGTTTTCAGCGATCTCTAATTTGAGGTAGAAGTCGCCGTACTTAGCCATGTTACGAACCCAAGACCAAAGATTAAATTCAATATTAAGTACAGAATAAAATAAGTTATAGAGGAGCTTTTGAATGTTTTCGTCAGAAGACCTAATTTGTAATACTTCACCTTGTTCATTTTTAAGTGTACACTCATCTGCTACAATATCCAATGCTGAACAACAAATAGCATCGGTATCCATAGCATCGTAGTCTGCATATATTTGAACCCTTGCTGATTGATAGTTCTGTGCTAAGTTAAGGTTTACACCATATGCTGTTGAGGTAGTATATACCTTATTGAACCTATCAATAAGAGAGTTCGTTTGAATTACACCAGACCTTTGAATAGTGTCTGGATCCATTACTTTAAGCATGTCTCCACCTTCATTACGAATGATGACGTCAGTAGAAAACAAACGTCTTAAAGTAGAGAATAGATTATTTTGTCTTTGTGGTTGCTGTTCTGCCATATTATATAATTATAAAAGCCAAGTTAAATTTTGTGTTTCATCACCCATTGGGGTAGTAACATTCATAGCCCAAGGATTTTGATTGTAGTGAGTATTCGCATTATATGAAATACTCGTATCCTGTGTTTTAGTGAAACTGTTTAATGCTGCATAAGTCAAATTCTCTGCGGTCTTTCTGTATCTAAGACTAGTTTCTCTTAAGTACATTCCGATAGCAAATGCCATAACTAGATCGTCATTGTAACTCTGCATTGCTTGAGCTTTACCATTCTTCCAGATAAATACTCTAAGCTCTTCTAACAGTCTTATTGACCTTATAGTAACAACCTTGTTCTCAACAAAGTCTCTCATCTTCTCTATAACCAAAGGCCTAGTCTTTTCTGTTGTACTAAATCCTGGAACTAAACCATCAGGTTTATTATAACTATCTATATATTTTGAAAACTCAGTGTTTTGACTATGTTTATAACTATAGTGCACATTATTATAGCCTCTTTCTAATACTGTTTGAATTACGTCCCAACCTATATTAGCGTTCTCAATCACGACTAAAGCATTATTATATTCTGCTGCAGTACTAAGGATAATATTAGCATAGTCTCTAGTATCAACTTGAGATTTATATTCTGCCACTTGGGTTAATGTTTCTATGTCTATAACATGGAAGCCAGAATAGTCATTACCATCACCACGCGCTACGTCAGCTATTAAGGCATAATATTTTTGTGGATCCGTATATTCCCATATCCACAATGCCTTATCTAAACCACGCCTTTCTATTGGCTCTGAGATCATATTCTCTTCATACCAAGTAAGTATATCTGGTTCGATAACAGTATTACCTGAGGTGGCAAAGTCACAATCACACTCTTGAGCGGCATTTCTTTTACCTAGTACTTTGTCTTGATCATCTCTCCAGTCTTGATTACGTTCAGGATGAACTGTCCAAGGAAGTGATATCGGTAAGAACTTGTTCTTTTGTTCTTGAGCAGAAGTATAAGTTTTGTGAAACCAGTTACCCACACCATTAGGAGTAGACAAGGCTATACAACCACCACCTGTTGCCAATGTTTGTTGGGCGGCTGTAAAGATAGTCTCAATATTATCAATGAACGCAGCCTCATCTATAACTAGTAGAGATACAGCTTCAGAACGACCAGCATCACCAGCGGCTGATACCGCTTTTACTTGTGAACCATTAGTAAGTCTTAGACTTAACCTGTTGTCTTCTGATGCAGGTATTTTTAACCATGTAGGTAAGTTCTGGTAAGCAAACCTTACTTTAGTTACCATGTTCTTGGCAGTATCTTGCTTAGTTGCAATAACAAGAACGTTCTTGTCTTTGTTAAACAGCATCAACCATAATGAGTATGCAGATACTAATGTAGAGATACCTAACTGCCTTGACTTATTTATGATTGAGTAGTCATTCTTTTGGAATAGTCTTAAAACCTTTTCTTGGAATGGATAGAGATCAAATAACTGTCTACCTCTCTGAGGATGCTGGATCATGTAATACTTCTTCATAAAGTACACAGGATCTGTTGCGCATTTTATAAACTCCTCTCTTATCCTCTCTTTTATATTTACTTGAGCTTCTGGCATTATTTATTTGTTATTACGAATCCTACTGCAGCTGCTCCTACAAGAATGTTTGTTATCTTACTAAACTTTAGCTTCTTGTTATACTTTTTAATGTCGGCCTTCAACAACTCTAACTGCTTCTCATAATTAATCTGCTGTTCTAACCTTAGACTATCCATATTCTTGTAGTTGAACTCTTTCATCCTCAAAGAAGATATAACGTCTTCTCTATTCTTTAGAAACTGTTCTAGATTATTGATAGTACTATCTTGAGCTTTAACTATGGCTTTATTAATATCAGCCTCTTCTAAATCTATAATGATTGATCTTGCTACTTGTACAGGAATAAAAATAGTATCTTGTAATGCAGGAACATACTCTCTTGAGTATCTGTCGATAAAGAAGCTATCAACTTGCTGAGGAGTATATACAATACCTGTTTTGGCCTTTTTCAGTTGATCTTTCAGGTCTGTAATTCTATACTTAAGGTTTTCATTCACAGAAAACAAAGAGTCTTTTTCGTACTCTAGATAGCTTATAAATGTTTCTAGACTATCATTCTTATAACTTAGTATACTAATCTGAATATTAAGAGAATCGATCTTGCCTTGATAAGGTTTTAGATCTACAGGTTCTTCTTTTGGTAGAATATACTTCCAAAAAATGAATGCCAATAAAACTATAACAACTAGAGTAGTAACAAATTTGTTCATTATTATTTACTTATAAATATTTAAGCATCTAATAAATCATCTTTTGAACTTACCCTTCTAAAAGGTCTAGTCAATTCTAACCACTTGTCGTAGTTATATTTTACTCCGTAAATGTAATATTCGTCTGATTTACCATGCTCTTTAGAATAGAATATGGCAGGTCCTGTTACAGAATGAGGTTTAACTACACTTTCTTCATTCTCAAATACATGAAGAACTGTTCCGTCAACAGTTGTAATAGTTCTAAAAGTATTGTTTTTATTTGCCATAAACTTAATTTCTATACAATATACAAAAAATAAATGAAATAAAAAAATTTATTTTAGAATAAATTAATCTTTATAACTGGCTTGTCTATACCACCAGTTGCATTTCTTATATTAACATCAGCTCTTTTTAGTCCTAGTTCTGAATCCTCTAGTGGTATTCTAATAGTAGCTATTTTTGTAGACTTGCTTGGGTACTTAACGAATATACCACTAGGAGTGCCTAATAGTTTATTTGTCTTTGCTGCTGAATTTATATTAATGATTTTAATATCACCACCTGGTATTTCACGTATATAATAGTAGCCGTAATCTATAGCTGAGCCTAATAGTTTTTTTACTAAATCTATATCACCATTAGTTTGAACAAAATCAGTATCAGACCCTTTTTGATTGATATAGTTATTTAATCCTGCAACTATCTTTTTAGGATCTACACCTAACACTTCTAATATCCTTTTAACATCTTCATTTGAGTCAAATGATTCTTTATCAAATACGATCTTAGTCTTATCTTTATTGTATATGATTCCAGGTATTATTCCACCATTGTATATTCCAGAACCAGATACATTCTTTATTGATAAGTAGTACGGCTTATTTCCGTAGTTGATTATAATGTCAGATATCTTTTCGCCTCTATTTTTAGGACCGTTGAAGTTTAAAGGCCTTTTTGTATCCGTTTCTCCAGCCGCTACTATATCCTCTGCTGATAATTGAGATGCGTCTATTCCTAATTCCTCAATTATTTTTGCTACCATAGGGTCTTGTATATCTTCATTTTCTAGACCAGCTACAGCTTTAATTCTACCAACTAAATCTTTTTCAAACTTGCTACCTAGATTAGCGCTTGCTCCACCACTTAAAATAAGAGATGCTTCTCCTTCTGGTGTATCAAATACAAACATGCTGAATTTGCTGCTATCATTAGGTCCAGACTTTGGTCCATATACCTTTAGCTTTTTTGGCTTTAGTACCTTATCAATAATAGTTTTAAACTCATCTGCACTCATCTTTTCTTTATTGGCTATCCTATTAGGATTAGACTGAGGTTCAAATTTCTTAGGGTACTTCTTTATGATAGCATTTACAGCATATCTATTTGCAGCAGTTTTAGATGCTTCATGTATAGAGATAATACCCTCTAATACTTTAGACTCAGTCAACTGCTCACCACCTTCTTCTGCTTCAGGTGCTGATGTTTCTGCTGGTGGAGTTGGTCCTGCTTCTTCATCAGGTCCTTCTTGGTCTCTAGTACCTTGTTCAGCTCCATCAGGTCCTTTAGTCTTTAAAGGACTACCAAACCTTAGGAGTCTTGATATAGCAATCATGCACCTTTCTTTCTCACCGATAGTCATTAGATAGTATTTCTTGCCTTGTACAGTTGCTTCATAAGCTTTGCCCATGAACTGCAAGAAGAATATCTGACCATTATGTAAGAGGATTTTAAATGTAGTTGGTTTTGGAGCAACTACAAATATGCCTGTTATGTATTCTTTGAATGATGGAGTCATTAAGTATTCAAGAGTTGTATTAAGTCCTGCATACTTCTTTAATATAAACTCCATAGGATCTTCCTCAAAGGTAGACTGATCTACTGGAGATAGTTCTTGTAATAAGATTGACTTTAATATATCTTGATTTGACACCGGCATTTATTATTTTACTTTTTAGTCTTGAGAAGATCTTCCATCATAGATTGGAGAGTCATATCATCTACTGGCTCTTCTTCATTACCTACAGGAAGTTCATCCATACTATGTTCATCGTTATGATATTCATGGTAGTTCTTTGAAGCCTGATTGATGTAGTTCTCTGCATTAGTAATATGATCTTGAATCCAAGCCGGGATATCTTTCTCATCTTGGCCTAACATATTCATCAATTGACTTGCTGAACTTACAATAGACTTAAGGCTATTATGTGCCATTGATACTTCATGGTCTTGACTTTCAAATATGTCAGGGAATTCACCTGACATATCATACTTACATTTAGCATATCCAGCTTTATATCCTTGATCGTAAGCCGATTTTAGATCTGGTCTTATTTGATCTGAGTTCATATCTGCTTCTGTTTTCATCACAGGAACTTGACCTTCTTCTGATGCCATTTTATAGTAGCGATCAAACATATCGTAGTCTTTTTCATCCCATTCTCTTTCTGGTTTTTTAGACAGATAGAAATCAGGACCCATTATTTGAGCCATGATTTTGTGTTTTGGAGTATCACCCTCTTTAATGTCTTTCTTTTTACGAAGCGCTGCAAAGTCTGCACCAGTAATTTTACCTTTAGGTTTAGCTATGTCAAGTTTCTTTTGTCCGCCTTTAAGCTCTTCGTCTATTTCTTTCATTAAAAGAGCTTTGTAGAATGAGATACTATTCATCTTATTTTTTCTTTTTAGATTTGCTTGCTTTTTTCCATAGACTCTTGTCAGCTTTTCTTGCTCCACCTTTGCCTGTTACAAATGAGTTTACTCTGCCCATTGCCCATTGGTGTTGACCAACTCCAGGACGGTGTCCTGTTTTCCAAGCCGCCAAACCTTTAGCATAGACGCTTTTAAGTATAGTTTTAGATATACCAGTAGATTTGGCTTTGTTTGCCAATGCCTTTTCTACTTCAGCATCGTACTCAAGAATAAGTATCTGCCTTAATATATTTAATTTATTTATCATTTCTTTTTCTTTTTATCTAGTTTCTTTTTAACTATCTCTCTAGTCCTGTCCATTTTCCTTGCGTAAGCAGGATCATCTTTACGATTAAAATTAGCTTGTTGGTTTAATGAGCCAGTTATTTTGCTCATATTACTGTTTCTGGTCCTTATTAACCAATTAGCTAACTTCTCTGCTGACAATTCTTTGAATTTTCCTTTTGCATCTGGTGCATTAGAATGATGAAACTTAAGTCTCTTTTCAACTAGCTGTTGTAATAGTTCTTGTAGTTTCATCAGTTTTCTTTTTTACCAAACCTTTTTTCGTAAGCTGATGTTGCCGCACTCTTCTTAGTCTTATATTTTTTAGTCTTAGCCTTGTCTGCATAATCAGCTTCCCATTTACCATAGGCAGAAGGATCATCAGACTTTAGCTTCTTTACTCTATTGATCTCTTTTTTCATTGCCGCTGCATCTTTGGTTAAGTATGCAGGATTGACTTTACCTTTTTTCTTTGCTTCACTTACCCTAACACAGTTAGGAACCATTTTACTTCCTTTCTTTTTCATACCCTGCTTCTCGTATCCATCCCAACAAGCTTCTTCAAGAGGTTTTAAGTCTAACTCATTTCTTATTGAATCAAACTCTTCGTACTCCATGCCTAAAAGCTCCTCTTGCACATCTTCTTTAGACATTAGTTCATGGTAAGGGAACACCGCTTTAGATACTAATTCTGGGTTTTGATCATATAGATCTAGAATAGGTTGAATTGTCATCATTCCCATTTCTGAGATAACCTCGTTTAATATGTCTTTAAGCTTAATCATTTATTTCTAATTATTAGTTCACCTAATACTTCTAGTCTACCAACCTCTCTTTGAAATTCTGTCTGAGTCATATTCAGAGATATGCTTTTATATGTTTTGCCGTATTCTTTCTTAGCCTCTTCAATATTAAAATCACCTTGTTTAGCCTTCTTATAATAAGGAAGCTTAACTATAAAGTGATTATAAGTAAGCATAGACAATCCACCCTTTTCTTTTGCATTGTTTGCAATCTTCTCTGCACCTTTCATTCTAGTTTCTGCGAACTCTATGAAAGACTCTTTTATTTCTTTTAAAATATCTAGAAGCTTTGTCATATGAATATAAATATCTTATTTTTCACTTTGATTTATATCATAATAAAAAGAATCAGAGTCTTCAGACACCCATTTATCAGATATAGATTCTACATTTAGTAGTTCAGTATCTACCTTAATCATCTTTGGATCAATAGGGAAGTCCTTTGTTATCCAATTAGAATCCTTCCAATAGATTCTATTATTAGGCATACACAGTAGATATCCATCGTCGGCTACTAAAATATGGCCACATTTATAGTCTGATGGTTCATTTGAATACGTGTTATTTTGCCAATCTATAGTCATTAGATATGTGGCCCAGACCATAGTTTTGTCTCTAAGTATGACTTTACATCTTTTGTCTTTTAGAAAGTCATATTTTATAATAGCTGCATCTGAACCGAAACAATCCCATAATTGTTTAAAATAGTAAGGTATGTCTTTAGTGGGAGGTTTTAAATATATTTCAGACATAGGAACTCTAGATCTAAGCATCCCATAATCTGTCATGACATGAAAAGTTAGTATCTTTGCATCTACAGATTGAACTCCAAAGGCGTAACAATTATGAAATATGTTATCGTCTTTTTTGTCTTTTGTAAAATAAGACTGTTTAACCAAGCACTTAAATGCCTCTATATTATAATTTAACATATTTTATTTACCACTTTCTACATGACCAATACCTGGCTTTCCATCTTGGTCCTGGATTAGTGTCGCAATGATGCCTGGCTCTAAAACTTTTTCTTCTTTTAGGATTAGACTTTTTGATCTTCATGTTAGGGTCTCCGAAGTTTACCTTAACAACATTTCCTTTATCGTTCTTTACATATACCTTAAACTTTTTAACATCGCCTCTCATAGGCTTACCTAAAGGTACTTTACGACCTTTATATTCTGCTTCTTGTAGAGAGTTTATATTCTCTCTTATATATTGAGCTAGACATTGTGGGCAGAATTCGCCTTCATGTAATTCTTCTATCTCTTTTATACCGGCTATATGTCTTCCTTCATACTTATCTTGAAGATAGTTAACCATTTTAGCATTCATATTAAAATCAGGTTCTAAAGGTTTATCATCTGGCTCACTATCTATAGTCTGAGCTATCATTTTCATGAATCCATTTTCTACAGTATCATCTACAATAGCAGACATTTCATCGTCAATGTCAAGACGGTCTAACCAGGTCTTTGTTTTTTTAACATCAGGTTTTGAAACTGCCGCTTTAATAAAATCAAATGTAGTTCTTGCAGCTTCTAAGCCAGGCACCAATCCCACTACAGCATCTAAAGCAACTCCGGCAACCTTCTCACCTTTTTGCTTTAAAGAAATAGCTTTTATAGTCTTTTTTAAATCGCCGTATGTTTTAAGTTCGATAGCCATTATGCTAGACTTTGAGTTCTTTTATTGAATATATCAGTAGATGCTTTTATAGCAGGTCCTACTGATCCTTTTCCTAACTTATCGATTATTGAATTTACTAATGCTACAATTCCTTTAACCTCATTCACATCTATACCTTTTACTGTAGGTATTTTAGTTGCGAGGTCTTTAAGATAACGTTGAATTTCTGGGATGCTGTCTACTACATTTTCTGCTTCAGCAATTTGCTCTTGCCCTCCTACGATAGTCTCATAATCATTCATAGAAAGAGTCATTCCAGATTGGGATAATGCAATGGCTTTCTCTGCTACATTGTGAAGATCCATATCTGTCTTGGCGTCTTCTCTAGCATATTCTAATAGTCTAATGAAAAGAGGAACATCTAAAGATACTTTATCAGTAGGATTTATCCTCTCTTCTAACTTATCTTTTTTTTTATCGCTTTTTTCGTCTTCTACTGTCTCGACGTTTTTCTTACTCTTCTCGATTCTTTCCATCTTAGACATAAGATCATCGATCTGTGTAGCAATCTTAGCGATATGTTCTTTGTGCTGAGAAGCATTCTTAGGATCTTCTTTAGCCATATCAAGATGCTCTTTACGCTTCTTTTCAAGATGGTCGATAGTCTTTTTCAACTTGTCACCAACCTTACCTTTTTTCTCTTCTAGAGCTTGAACTTCTTTAGTATATGCATCATATACCTCAGCAGCAATCCTTTGGGCCTCTGATTCATCATGAACTACGCTGTGAACATCATCTTGCATAAGATTAAGAGGTTGAATACCTTCTAGAGGATTTAATTCCATTACCAAACCTGAAGCATCTAGATTATCTATAGCTTTTCTAACTACATACATCTTAGTAGGATTATAGTCTTCTTTTTTAACCTTTTTAGGAAGTCCTTTATGTTTAGTTGATGCAAAGTCTTTTACATCTTTTGGATCCATTGATTTAGCCATTTCTTTTGCTTTTTTTGATACTTTAGATGGTTCTATATCTCCTTTTTGAAGAGCTCGAACAATACCCATTAATTTTTGTTGTTGCTTAGATGCTGAGGGCATACTAAATAGATTTATCAATAAATATCTGTCTTCCTAAACTCTTCTATCTTTTTTTTCAACTCGCTATATATTTGAGTCTTGTCACCACCTTGCCAACTCTCAATATCTCCTTGCTCAGTTACGAATGTGTCTTTTTCCTCAAGCCATGAATCTAATGCCTGCTCAAATTCTTCTAGGCTAGCATTCTTATTCATATTAAGAATGTTCTTCTCATACTGTTCGTACTTACCTTCAACCTTGAGTTTAGCTTCCATATCAATAACACAGTTTAAACAAGTTTTATGTATTGAGTACATCTTCTTATTTAGCTCGTCTGTCTTCATGGGTTTATGGCAACTAGGACAAGTAAGAGGCATGTTAATTAAGTGCTTAAACTTGTCTAGCTTTGTAATAGACTGTTTAATACCATTCTTAATGGTCCACTTCTTTCCATCCTGCTCCCAAACGTCTCCTTCTTTATGCTCTTCTACTTTACTTTCCCAACCTCCTAATACCTGAGTTCTATCACCAGTTTTGCCGGTGATAATGTTTCTCATCCTTTGAACATCGCTCTTCTTGAACTCTTTCTTTAACGTAGACTGTTTTGGTGTCATAACTATTGTATGTTAAGTTTATTTAATATGTCTTTTGTCTTATCTATATCTTTATGCATTATTGCAATACCTCCTAATGCTTTCCATGGAGCTAGGTTTGGCCAATAGTCATCTATTAGCATAGACCTTTTAGGGTCCATAGTCATCATGGAATGTTTATCTCCTGTCTGAGCAAATAAGATTCTTTTGGGTTTAGGGTTTAAGTTAGCCTCTACCCACATCCTCTTTCCTTCTTTAGCAAACTCAAATTTACTTGGGCTAGTTAGAATATATGGCTTATATTTACCTATGATAGACCATAGTTCTTGGCCACCTGGCATCCAGTTCATCTTAGACCAGAAGTCAATCCCGGCTTTGTTTACAGCAACTTCGAATGCTTTAGAACCTTTCTGAGTATAGTATTCTTTTGGAAGCTCACCATAGAAGTGTTCGAATCTAGAATCAAAATCACACAACACACCATCCATATCACAATAGATCTGTACATCTCCAGACTGTTCTACCTCATATATCTGTTTAAGACTAGGAAGTAGTGCCTCATAAATAAGATCATTAGTCTTACCATAGTCTCTCATTATCATACCTGCAAAAGCATTGGCTTGATTCTCTATACCAGAACCAGTTTCTCCTGCTTTAGCATGTAGTTGGCCTAGTTCATTTTGTTTATGATGAACTAATTCATGGCATAGTGTTCTAAATATATCGGCCAAATTTCGGTTCCCTACATAAACGTCTAAGTGCTTTTTAGTAGGATCATACTGGCCAAAACTTCTTTTATCAGTAGCCCATTCACGATCATATATAAACTTTATTGTAGGCAGATTATTTATATCAAGCCGTATCTTACAATACTGTACGAAGTCTTTAGTAATGTCCTGTTTTTGTTGTTCTGTCATTTTATTATCTTTGAACAGCTCTATTTGCTGCGGTAAATCCACCTCTATTTACTAATTTGATAGGACCAGAAGGATCTGATATCACGTAGCCTTCACCACCTGGTTGATCTCCTATTGAAGCTTTTACTCCAAGGTCTTGAGAGTCTAATTGTGCTATTATCGAGTTCTTCAGATTGTTTATAGCTTTGACTGCATTAAACATACTGTCTATAGTAGAACTGTTTTGTTTAGAGTACTCTATCATCTTAGTCTTTTTTACAGAGCTAATGCTGGGCTCATTGCTTATAAAGTTTATGAATTCATCAGCACTGAGAGAATCCATATCGCTAGCCTTTGAGTTAGTAAACTTGTAGATAACATCTGCATAGTCAGACATTTTTTCTGCACTTAGCTTACTTCTATCTAATAGCTTATCTACAGATTTTGCACTAGATATACTAGACTTAGCTTGACTCATTAAGTTACTGTCAAGCTTTATTCCACCTTTAGGAAATATAGGTGAGAAAACCATTAGGCCTCCTTCAGGATCAAAGTTATAGTCTTTTGCAGTCTTAACCGATTGTTCTTTACCGTCTAAAGATTGGTAAACATGTGGTATTACTCCGACTTCGCTGTTTGATATCTGAGTACCTAACTCACTATCAACAGGTATTTTGTATGTAGTTATGTTTGGTTTAAAAACATATTCACCATCCACTATTTCAGGTCTATCTTGATATAACAAATCACCTTTGAAATATCCAGTCAATCCTTTAGGCCAAGACCTTTTAAACACTTCGTATGCTTTTGCCATACTTTTTGCAAATGTAAAGTCAGGTTTATTTCCAGACTTTTCAGCAGACTTTATGGCTCTATTCTTAAACATATCTTCTACCTCTTTTGAGCTTTTAGCCTTGCCATCATATCCTTTGGCTATAAAACCACCTTTGTCTGTAAGAATAAAATTACCATTTTCATCTACACCGAATACTACGGCTGGTGATCCGTCCCATTTTACAGAGGTAGTTGATGGATCTTTTACTGCCTTACTTATGATATCTAAAGCTCTTTTAGCTCCAGAAGATCCTTCCCAATATATCAAGTCTTCAGGATGTTGAATCCTTGCTGATGCTGCTTCTAATAATATAATCAGCTCTTTTATAGACTCATTTAGTCCTTTTTTTTTAGGCAGTTCTAAATTGTCTTTTGCCAGGTCTTCTTTAGCCTGTTTAACCCACTCTTCATATTCTGGCTTATCTTTTATCGCTTTGATTATAGCTTCAACGCTAACTAGATCTTCAGCTTTTGCTTCTGGTCCAATTAGTCTAGTTGCTATTTCATCAGGGTTCTTACTGACAGTCTTATTAGTCGCCCTATCTACAAGTCCATTTAGATATGACCATTTAAGTCCTTGAGCTTTAGCAATACTGGCAAGTAGGAGATGCTTATGAACACCTTTGTAAGGACTATCTTTTGCTCCTCCTTGCATAGAGAACTTCATGAAGTCTACATCATCATTAAACATAAAGTCAGTCTGTACAAATCCTTTCTCAGGATCACCAGCTATCGGTGTCTTTACATGTACATTAGTGCCAGACTTTTTGATGTCGGCCTTCTCTATCCCTTTAGCAATAAGCTTTGTGATTAGAGCATTTTGATCTACCTTGTTCTTATCTACTCCAAGGTCTAGGTCACCACTGTCAGCCTTTTTGCCCGTAGTTCCAAGCATATTGTCTTTGAGTGGCAGTTCAGATTTGTCTTCAAGCCAATCTATAGTTGGTTCTATGTCTGCCAAATTTATCCTTTGAGTACCATCAAATACATTACCTCCTTCAAACAATATGCTACGAATCAACGTAGACATTACTGCCCTTTCTTCTATAGTCTCATATATAGGTTTAGCTTCTTTTACTTGGCCTGTAAACTTTTGATATAGCATAGAATGTATTCTTTCATCATACCAACCAAAGATGTCAACGAATTGATCTTTTGTAAGGTCTGGATTGCTTAATGCTTTTCTTATATTTGTGCCACTCATTTCACCTACACCGTCTATGTTATAAGAAACGTGTGGAGCTACAATCAGATAGCCGTGTTTTAAGTATGAGTCCATAGGCTGACCTTCTTCGTACTTTTTAAAGTAGGATGGGCTACCGTCTTTTTTTGGCTTCATCTGGAATCTAGGATCATCTTGCATATCCTTTTCTCCTACCATAAAAACAACTGCAGTATTTTCAGGATCAAACCTAGATGTAATCTCCTCTGCATTATAAGGATTCTTTACCTGTACTATTTGTGAGTCTATGTTGTACTTATTAGCGACTGCTTTCTTTTCATCAAAGTCTAAAGGACTTTTAGGAGGGTCTACTTTATTAGACGTGGCTATAAAAGTATTATCCTTACCAAATTTACTTTGCAGCCATTGAAATGCGTCAAAATGGTGTCTACCCATAGGTTGAAATCTGCCAGGGTATATTGCTACTATATTCTTATTTTCCATGATTATAAATATCTAGCCTATATGTTGTACATTAGACCTACCGTCTATCTTGTTAATCTCAATATGATGATCTACTGCATCTCGCATTGAATCAATATGAGATATGATCATAATGAACTTAAACTGATTCTTAAGATGATCAAAATAAGAGACTATGCTACCTAGGTTACCATTATCTAACGCACCAAAACCTTCATCTATGGCTATAAAATTAGGCCTTGGAAGAGTTGATATGTTAATCAATGAAGACCTAATTGCTAGACTGGATACAAACTTCTCCATGCCAGAAGTCAATTCTATTGGCCAATACCTATCTTTATCATAGGCTATATAAGCATTGATGTTCTTATCATCAGGGTGAAGTATGATCATAAAATCAACTAGCTGTTGAAGTATAGAATTGATCTCATCTTGCAACTGAGGAATAGTGTCTGATATCAACTGATGAGGTACTCCGTCTCTATGTACAGCTTCATTGTACATCTTATACAGATCGTACTTTGATTGCAGATTTGTGTATTCGATAAGGTTATTTGAATAAGAGTCTCTTTTAGTACTCAAAGTATTAATGCTAAGTAGATCCTCAGTCAATCTATCATTTATGTTCTTAAGAGAAGCTTCTACATCTTTATGCTCTAGTTCTAGCCTGTCTATCCTCTCTTGAACTGTTTTATTCTTTTGTATCTTATTCTTCTCTTTTCTATACTCGTCTATATCTGCTTCCTTATCTTTTATAGTCTGCTTTATTTTTTGCTCTTCAATCTGTATCTTTTGAATGTCATTCTGTATTTTAAGAATACTTTTCTCTTGATCATCAGACAGTTTAGTAAGTAAATTAAATTGAGTTATGTCTTCATTAACAGACTCTAGACTCTTAATCTGGTCTAGTATTTTATTATGCTCAGAAGTCAAAGTATCTTTCTTTATGACTAACTCATCGAACTGTTGCTTTGATGATATAGCATCTTTGACAAAGACGTTGTTCATACAATATTCACAGTTCTCATCATACTTTAATTCTGACAACTTGTCTATCTTGTCTTTCTGATGGCTAAAGTGAATGTTCAGCTTGTCTAATTCTTTACCTAACTTTTTTTCACTGTCTTGTACTTTTTTAAACTCTTTTAGTCTGACAGTAATATCATCGGGATCTATCTGAGACAGTTTAGCTTTAGTGTCTTTTAGCTTCTCCTTTTCAGAATTAAGCTCTAAAATTAAAGCAGCCTCTTCTTTAACTATTGCAGAAAGTTTAGTCTCTAATGATACCACTTCTAGTCTTACCTCGTCTTCATTTATAGTCTTAGCATTTACAGGCTCTAACAAGATATGCTCTTCAAGTATCCTTTTATTGATAGACTCTTTCTCAATATTTAAGTCTTGCTTCTTTATTTTCAGAGAATCAATATTATCATTTAAGGTCTTCTTCTCACCGTCTATCTTTTGTATTTCATAGGCATAGTCTGTCTTTTGATACTGCTTCATTACCGCAGACAGATCTTTCATCTCTGTATTAGACAGTTCATACATAGTCTCAAATACGTTGATGTCTAAGAACTTACTCAACAGTTCTTTCCTGTCTTTTTGATTCATATCTATAAAGCCAGAGTTAGCACCTTGAGCACTAAGCGCAGTCAATGTAAAGTCTTCATAACTGCCTAGAATAGATCTGATGTTTGCATTAGTATCGAACCTCTCTTTACCATTCAGAGATATTTTGCTGCCTAGATCATCAGTATAATAAAAGTCTACGTCAACTCTAACATTACCACTCTTTTCTCTTAAACCTTTCCTCTCGATTGAATAAGTCTTATCGTTTAGTTCAAAGTCTAATTTGCAATAGAATGTGTTTGATGCACTATTCAATACTTGTGAAGACCTGTGAGTTTTAGAACACTTATCAAATACGCAATAGCTTAGAGCATCTAATAGAGTTGATTTACCAGAAGCATTGGCAGCAAATAGGCCATAAGTTCCAGCCATGGTTGAAAAGTCAATAACGTTATTCTTTCCATAGCTAAACATGTTATCAAACTCAAACCTTTTTGGTATCCATACTACATTTCTGGTATGGTCTACTTTAGGAAGTTGCTGATTTATAGATGCGTTTATAGTCTTGATCTGTTGCTTTTGTTCATCAGTCAGATTATATTTTGAAGACAGATACTTTTCTATCAACTGGTTCTGCTGTTGCTCATTTCTAACATCAGTATAATTAAGATTCTTATTAGCAAGGCTTGGGTTATCAGTAGCATTATTAATCCTCTGTATCGACTGCTCTACAATATTCCTGTCCTTTTTGAACTCAGATATAACCTCTCTAATAACGGTCTTATTAGTATCTGTATGTCGAACCCTAAGGTATACGTTTTTAGGTAGTGATTCAGGTATAGGATCGTGAGCTCCATTATTTACGTACAAAGTATAAAAACAAGTATCATTAGGAATAGAAACATACTCACTAGTCTTGTCTTTTACATTCCATATTAATATACCATGGTCTAATGACTCACCATGATTCTGCTGTATCAAAGATCCTGGGTAGGCTATAGTCTTCTCTTCATTTAAGTATTGAAGCTTATGAATATCACCTAGCAGTACTAAGTCAAAGCCTGAGAAATGTTTGGTGTTTATTTTACTATTCTCTAGTTTAAACCCGACTTCTGTCATGGCATTTTGAACAGGCCCATGAAACATACAGACTTTATAACTAGAGTCTATCTCACTAGCATTGGTGTAATTGTTATCAAATACAGACCAATGACAGAATGAAATATTACCAACCTGGAATACTTCACTCATGGTAGAGTAGTACAGATTAGAATGATTAATTGCATCAACTATAGGAGTCAATGCATCCATCCTATGACTATTGTTTAGATTAGCGTCATGGTTACCAGGGATCAATACTGTAGGAGCAATGTCACTTAATGACTTTAACAACTCTTGTACTTGGAATACCAACTCAGGAGTAACGTCTGTTTTAGAATGAACAATGTCTCCTGTTAATACGATAATAGATTTGTCAGTTAAAGTAGATTTAATAGTAGACTTTAGATTGTCAAAAACTCTACGATACTCATCATGCCGTTTAAAATTACGAATATGAATATCGCTAATATGATATATCTTTTCAACCTCTTGTAAATCAAACACCTTTTTAATCATATAGATAAAGCCATTTTTTTAAATACCAGTTCAGAAAATGTTAGTGGTTTTGCTGTATGCAGTAACTTAGTCATATCATTAAAACCTAATTCAGAAGGGTCTTTGCCTTCTAGTTCTATTAAGTATACCTCTTTGCCTAAATTAATAAGGCTTTGGGCATGGTCTATCGCTTGTTTAAAAGCATCTTTATCCAAAGCAAGATAAACTGTTTTTACTTCAGATGTAACTAGTTTAATCATCAGTGACTCAGGTATAGTTTTACCAAACAGTGGAATAGCATTACGCCTGATTGCTATAGCATCAAACATACCTTCGCAAAGTATTACGGGAACAGACCAGTTAATAAAGTACTCTAGTCCTATAAGTTGATTCTTATTACAACTAGGTGCATCATACTTACGACCAGGATCAGATTCAAATGATCTGGCGATAAAATAGTTTATGTCACCATTTTTATCGTAAGATGGTACTATGATTCTATTTCTATATCTGCCAGTTTTACAATAGCCTATATTATACTTCAGTATGTCATTTAAAGTAATAGACCTTTTTTTGAGGTATGATATAGCATGCCTGTACTCTAATGAATTGTCTTGTTCTGAGAGAGAAATAAACTCTTTGGGTAAGGTTACCTTATCGTACTTTAGAGTATCAATCTTAGTATTGTCACCTTCGAAGTAAGACTTCATTTCCACTATCCTATCTAAAGGCGCATCTATTTTCTTGAACAGAGAAACAGGCGTTTTACCTTTAGTGGCAGGATGACAAGTCCAGCAGTTGTATTGACCAGACTTAATGTTTACTATCAACTTTGGATTATGATGCTTACAGACAGGGCAATAAAAGGCATAGTCCATAGTGGTCTTAGAACCTTTACCCTTACCTAAAACCGTTTCTAGTAAACCTAATACGAGCATCTCCTTGTCCATTTATCAAATATAAGACAAAAAAACGAAACAAAAAAATAAAAGATAAAATATTTTTTTATGTCAAATATTTGTTGTATATTAGTCAAACTAACGACGCGTACTCAGGCTCTATGCCATAGCTTGGTTAAATTCCATGAGTGAGTTTTAGAATGAGTAAGTAACGCGTCTACCAGGAGCTAAGACTAAGATATGCTTCAGGTATATAAAAATAGTAGGTAGTGAAAGCCTAAAATAATATCGGTCATGGCCGACGGTTTAGTCCGCTAAAGGGTTTTAGATATAAGCTACAGATGAAAAACAAAGTCGATCTCACTCTAAACAAAGGCTAAATACCTTTAAACTAGCTATTATGCAAGATGAAATTAAAATAGATAATGATACAATAACAGAAGAACAACTAAATGCATTGTATATCTATCTATCAATGACATGGGATACAATGAACGATAGCGAAAAAGAAACATGGAATAAATTAATGGAACAAATAGATAAAAACTTTTATGAAATCGATTAACTTAATTACTTTAGACGGATGCAAAAGGTGCACAAAATTAAAAAGTATTTTAGATCAAAGTAGTCTAGAATACAAAGTGTATAGTTGTACTGATTTTCCCGATATTTGCGATGAAGTAGAGTTTATTACAGCAATGGAAAATTATCCTATTGTAAGAATAATAGATTCTACGAAAGAAGTAGATACGTTTATATATCTTGGAAGTAGTTATGAAGAACTAGGAAAAGAAAAAGAATTAAATGGTGGGCATATAGGAATACCTGTACACTATGTAGATAATATGTTACAATACATAAATAATGATTAAATTTAAAATATGAAATACAAACAATTGATAGTAAGAAAAATCGGTGAATTAAAAAACTATTTAGTAGGACAAAAGTCTCTTATATCTACTAATAGGTCTAGAGAAGAAATTTTTGCTCAAATAGAAAAAATAGAAGACAAAATAAGAGAGATAGAAGTCTTAATTAATAGCGAGCAAGATTCATTTTAATATAAAAAAAATAAGTTATGAAAAGTTTAAGCCCTGAGCAAATGATTGAGAATCTGTCTAAGTTCTATTCTTTGATAGATAAGTATATTTCTGGTGAAAGGAAAGATAAGCTTCTGGAAATGTACAAGGATATTGAAGAGACTTTGACTACTTCTCCTGCTTCAACAAGAGTTAATTTTCACAATGCATTTCCTGGAGGTTATTTAGATCACGTTATCAGAGTAACTGAAGCAGCTTTGATATTTGAAAAGGTTTGGGATAAATTTGGTCAGAGTAAAAACTATACAACTGAAGAGCTAGTATTCTCAGCAATTAATCACGATCTTGGTAAACTAGGTACTAATGAAGAACCTGTTTATATTCCTAACCAATCACAATGGCATAGAGAGAATCAAGGTCTTATGTACAATTATAATCCTGCTTTAATTCATATGAGAATTGCTGAAAGAAGTCTGTTCGTTCTTCAGAAGTACAGCGTACCAGTTACAGAGAATGAGTTCTTGGCTATTAGGCTACATGATGGATTGTATGAAGAAGCAAACAAGCAGTATTATATTACCTACAATAAGGAATCAGAATTGAGGTCTAATATAGCTTACATACTACATCAAGCAGATTTGATGTCTTGTAAAATTGAATCACAAATAAACTAATATATCATGACATTAGGAATTATAGCTATAACAGTTTGGGTTGTATCCATTATAGGATACGTAATTTGGAACCTATTCCAAAAGAATAAAAAACTAGAAAGGATGGCAATATCTCAACAAGTCTTTATTAGCAATATTAAAGACTGCATGAAAGAGATTAACAATTGCGCTAATCAAATCGATTCTAAATTGTGGGTACAATCTGATCCTGAGTTTTTGAGTCTAATGGAAAGTGTTAAAGAAATGCAAAACCGAATAAACGAATTTATAGAAGAATAATATGAGTGATGTACTAGTAGCAGAAGAGACAGTATTATTAACTAAGAAAGGAGAGCCTAGGAAACGAAAGCCAAAAAAGAAGAATAACTATTTCACAAAAGAAACAGAAGACGCTATTTTAAGGTATCGCAATTCTAAAAAACAGGCAGAAAGAAATAGAATCTATAATGAGCATATTCATTATGGCTTTTATAAACTAGTAGAGAATATTATTCACACGTTTAAGTTCTATTATACTGAAGTTGATAATATTGAGGACCTGAAGTATGAGGTTATATCGTTTCTCCTACAGAAGTTAGACCTTTATGATCAATCAAAAGGTAAGGCCTACTCTTATTTTGGTACTATTGCCAAAAGGTATTTGATTATATACAACCAAAAGAACTACAGGAAATTAGTAAATAAAACAGATATTGGAGAACAGCAAGACGACAATTCTATCGTTAATAGCATAATAGTTAAAGAACCAGAGCCAGAGCTAGATAAGCTAGACGTGGTCGAGCTTTTTATCAAATATGTAGATGACAATTTATTAGAGCTATTTGACAAAACAGAGGATCTAAAAGTGGCTGATGCTATCCTAGAGATATTCAAGAAGAGAGAGAATATCGATATATTCAATAAGAAGGCAGTCTTTATATATGTTAAAGAAATGACCGATGCTCAATCTAATACTATTACAAAAGTAATTAAGAGGCTAAAAGTAATATACAAAAGGATTCTAGATAACTACTTAGAAAATAGTGACTATTAATATTTATTTTAAAAAGTCATGGAATTAGATAAGGAAATATTCAAAGGAAAAACAATCGGAGATTTAGTAGAAGAGGTTTACAACAAGCATAAAAATCAAGACTCAACATTAAAACAAGAGATAATGAGGCTTGCTGATATGATTGAAACTCCTGGTGATGCTATAGTTGTTGTGCCTTTATTAAAAGGCTTTTTTGATTCTAGCCTAAAAAATGATGAAGTTTTAATGAAGCTATTGTCTCTATTTCAGAAATCTGCAGACAGTAAAAAAGATGGTGCTGAAGATAATGGTCTATTGACAGAAAAAGACATAGAACAGCTTTTCTCTGAGGTATCAAATATTAAAATCAAAGATCCTAAACAACTACCTAGCGCATAATGGGATTATTTGACGTATATACTGGCGGTAATAATAATGGTGCTGGCTACTACTATCAGATAGGTAGAGTTAAGTCTGTTGTTATGGGTCCTTATAAAGGTGGTACTAAAGAGGTAGATTTAGACTACAATGATCCATCAGATATAGGATCTATTAAATATGAGCTACTATATTCGTCATTAGGAATATCAAAGTCAAATGAAGTATCTGAACCAGCCTATCCCATATTTAGCTTTATAAAACAGTATCCTCTCATAAATGAGATAGTCCTGATATTAAAAGGACCTACTGAAGGTTTAAATGACAGGTCAGATAGGCAAAAGTCATACTACTTTCCTCCATATGATTTGTGGAATCATCCTAATCACGGTGCATTTCCAAACATGGAAGAGTGGAAAGACTATTTAAAAGATACAGTAGTACCTGCTCAATATAATGGTCTAGCAGTAACAGGATCTATTCCTTTAGGCTATGCAGTGTCTGAGAAACAATCAGTCAAGCCGTTAAAACCATTTGAAGGAGATACTGTCATACAACCTAGATGGGGACAGTCTATAAGATTTAGTAGTACTATAACTACAATGAAGACTTCAAATACTTGGTCTAATTCAGGTACTGAAGGAGATCCTATCACGATTATAGTTAACTCACAAGGTAAAAGAATTACTAGGAGTCCATTTGATCCTATAGTAGAAGACATAAATAAAGATGGATCGTCTATATATCTTACCTCTACACAAGAGATAAACTTGACTGATATAAACAACTTTCCTTTGTCTTCATTTGGCGTCAAGATAGATCCTATAGCTCAGAATATTGTAGAGGTTCAGAAAACACCTACCTCTGACGAAATACTGTCTGCTCAATTCCAAGACGAAAATATTCCTAGATAATGTACGCACCTCAATTTCCATATAAAGGTAATCAGATAATTCTATCATCAGATAGAGTTATGTTACATTCTAAGAATGATGCTATATTCTTGTTTGGTAAACAAGCCGTATCTTTATCGTCTCCAAAAACAATCAATCTAGATGCAACAGAAAAAATACTGTTGTATTCTACTACAATAGAATTAGGTCCTGATGCTAAAAAGTTTGGTGAACCTGTAGTATTAGGTAATAGACTTAATGATCAACTGTATGTTCTTACTAATGCTATATTAACTGCAGGGCAATTATTAAATCAAGCATCAGAAAGCGATTTAGGTGCTAGTATGGAATATATAAGAGACGCAGGTAAAATTCTATATAATGCAGCTCAAGACTCAAAAGCATATATAGATAATAGAGCTATTTTATCTCAAAACACATTTACAAGATAATGGAAAAGATTGGAGATAATATAGTAAACTTAGGTGGAGATAAATTAAATATCAATACTACTACGGCTAAAGGCCTAGAAAAAGTCATTGGTATCATAGCCAGTTTTATTATAAAATCTCAAGACAGTACAAATAAAATTATATACGGAGACCCAAGAAAGAAGTTTAAAAACAAAACAAATAATAAAGGCGATGTAAATCAAGCCCTAAATAATGGTCTTTTATATGTTGTAGATACTATAGCCTCAGTTGATTTGTGTAATATCATTAACTATGCACTACAACAAATCCCTGGTGGCCAACCTTTTGATCCTACAAAACCACCTCCTACAGATAGTGTTGTAGAAAGATCCAAATGGACTTTGCAGAAAGCAGCTTACGATACTCAGATATTCATAGACAATTACTATACTACTTATACTGATTCAAACAATATACAAAGTAGGATTGGTTTATCTGACTTGGTTACTCAGGTAAGTATATCATTACAAGAAATAACTTCTACCATTTCAGATGAAAGGTCTAATCCGGTATTATTAAAGTCTTATCCTGAGCTTTCAGTCTTAAACAATTTTATAGATAACGCCGTAGGATATTTTAACAAGTATACAAACATAAGATCTATACCTACAGAAGAGGTTCAAAAGATCATATCTTATATAGATAAAACAAGAAATGTTTGTATAGCTATACAAGGTATAAATTCTCCTGCATCATTAATAAACTTTGCAGATAGCACATTTAATATTGGTATTCAAGAGCAGATTAAAAGAGTAGAAAAGATAATAAATCCTGCTAGATTAATACCGTTATTAAAATCAATTTTAAAGACTGCTAACAATATAAATAGTATTGGAAGAAAAGTACTAGGATACATAACTACTGCAAGAGCTATTATAAGAATAGCCGTTTTACTGTTAAAGGTATTTAAGATAATAATAAAGTTCTTGAAGTCTCTACCTATTCCTTTAACATTTTTGACGCTAGGAATAAACTTAATAATCTCTGATGCCCTTCAAGAAAAGATAAATAAATTCGTAGAGAAAACAATAAATAGGTTAAATCAGATTAATGCTGTATTAACTTTAATAGTTATATTTGTAACCAATCTATTAGTAGCAATAGACAGAATTATACAAGCTCTTAAGCTTATGCTTATGAATCTAGATGCTTGTAACAATACAGACCCCACATTAATAAGAGACATTAATGATACGATAGATAATTTAAATGGTACTAGAAATGAACTGCAGTCTTTTATAGACATATATAATAATAACGCTAATCAAGTTAATAAGAAGTTTGGTAAGTACACAATAGAGATAATTACTGAAGAAGTTACTGATGAAGGTATAAATTTAAAGAGAAGATATGGTGTAGGAATAAGCCCTGAAAATACTGTCGTTGTTCAGTCAACTCCTACATTTGCATCACTAGATCAGATAATAATAAATGAGGTAAAAGTATTATTAGTATCAAATGGTTTTGTTGATTCTGATTTGCAATCACTAACTCCTGACCAGATACAGATATTAACAGAATCGTTAAACTATTTAGAAGAAGGGGATATTAATATACAAGAGATAGAAACATCTATAACAGAAGCTGATTTTAATAGTGGGTTAGATACTGAATTAGGACTAACTGAATTTGTAGATAACTTAGCTGGTGGTAAAGCATTGAGAAAAAGAGTTAGAAAGAAAATGCAAAAACGTAGTCAAGAGTTTAAACAAGAATTAAGTGATTCAGATCCTAATGGCAAATATTCTGCATCAATAATTAATGTTGCAGACAAATTATCAGGACCTGATCCAGATGCTAAAAAGAAAAATACTAGATAAACAAACGAAATAAAAAAGTATTAAAATAATATTTATAAGATATGGGACAAGTAGATGCACTTAGAAAGTTAATCAGAGAAGAACTCAGAGCAGTTCTTAAAGAGGAGCTTCCTAAAATATTAAAGGAAGTAAAATCTCCTGTTATATCAGACCCTAAAAAGAGTTTACAAGAGCAGGTTAAATCTAAGATACCAGGTACATTGAACACTTCTGTACCAAAGCCTGTTAAGTTTGCAGGAAATAATCCTTTAGCAGCATTCTTAAATGATACTGCTCAAAGTATGTTAAATGAAGACTTTAATATGACAACAGATAATGTCCATCCAGGTCTTGCATTTCAACCTAAAGAAGTAAAAGTAGGTAGTGTAGAAGGTATGTTAGGAACAGCTAGACCTAGTTCAAATATAGATGCTGTTCAAATAAATGAGGTTCCAGACTTTACTGGTCTTATGTCTAAACTAAAAGCGAGAGGTGAAATCTAATGGCATACGGATTAAAAAAGATATCGCCACTAGACCTTAAACCTTCAACAGCAATTGGAGTTAAAATACCATTTCAGGCTCAGAGTGTTTTTACTTCAGTATATACTACAAAAGACCAGTTAAAATATAATATAATAAACTATTTATTAACTGATCCTAGAGAACTACCTTTTAATCCTAACTTTGGTGCTGGATTAAGAGCTAGGTTGTTTGAACAAATAGATCAGTACACTTTTGAAGATATGAAGCAATCTATAAGGACTCAGATTGAAAATCAGTTTCCTCAGATTCAAATAACGACATTAGATATAATAGGTAACCCAGATTATAATTCAATAAACATAAAATTTAGTTATAAGCTATTAAGATCAAACGAAAACGATTCGGTTATATTGACTATACAAAATATGTAAAATGGCTAATCAGATTGATATAAAGTATTTAAATAAGGATTTTAGTTCATTTAAAGCAGATTTGATTGAATATGCCAAATCGTATTATCCAACTGTGTATAATGACTTTAGTCAAGCTAGTCCAGGAAGTATGTTCATTGAGATGGCTAGCTATGTTGGAGATGTTTTATCGTTCTATTTAGACAATCAACTTCAAGAGACATTTTTACAGTACGCAAAACAGAAGAACAATCTGTATACATTAGCTTATATGTTAGGTTACAGACCTAAGATAAGTTCAGCCGCTATTGTTAATTTAGACGTATATCAACAAGTTCCTTCTGTAACCTCAGGACCTAATACAACTCCGGACTTTAGCTATGCTATGACCCTTTTACAAGGAATGCAAGTAAAGTCTAGTGTTAATAGCTCAACATTATTTTACGTTCCTCAAAAAGTAGATTTTGCAACCTCATCATCATATGATCCAACAACAGTAGAAGTTTACGCAGTTAATGGGTCTAATGTACCTACAAGCTACTTGTTGAAAAAAACTGTTCAAGCAATATCAGGACAGGTTAAAACACAAGACTTTACATTCAGCAATGCTCAAAGGTTTGCTACAATCACTATACAAGATACTTCAATAATATCGATATTAGACGCTAAAGATTCAAGCGGAAATACATGGTATGAAGTACCGTATTTAGCACAAGATTATATATTAAAACCAGTTCAGAATACGGCTGCTAACTATCCTAGTTTGTATCAATATTCAAATCAGGTACCATATATGATTCAAAAGCTTCAAGTGCCTAGAAGATTTGTATCTAGGTTCAGAAGTGACGGTATACTTGAAGTTGAGTTTGGACCTGGTATTAATAGTGTTGCCGATACTGCTATATTACCTAATCCAAATACAGTTAGTGTAGGTTTAACTGGAGGAGGTTTGAGTAGCTTATCTAGCTCATTTGATCCTACTAATTTTGTAACTACTCAGACTTATGGACTTGCTCCAAAAAATACGACCATTACCTTCCAATATTTAGTTGGAGGTGGATCAGTATCTAATGCCTTGTCTAATGAGTTAACTAGTATCGTATCCTATACTGCAACAGGAAATACTACATATCAAAATACATTAGCAGTCAATAACCCAGACCCAGCTTCAGGTGGTGGTGATGGTGATTCTGTTGAAGAGTTAAGGTTTAATATAGCTAATGAGTTCTCAAGCCAATTAAGGGCGGTTACTCAAGAAGACTATTTAGCTAGAACTCTTAGCATGCCTGGTCAGTTTGGTAAAGTATCAAAGGCTTATATAACTAAGGATGATGCAACATTCAATAGCTATATGCAAGGAGATGTTAGTCAGAAAGATCAAGTATTAGTTAGCCTATATGTATTAGGACTAAATACCTTCGGTCAATTAGACTATCCTTCACCAGCTTTACTACAGAACATACAAACGTATCTGTCTGAATATAGAATGATGACTGATGCTGTTAATATAAAGCCTGCATACATAATAAACATAGGCTGTAATTTTGATATAGTTATAAGGCCTAATTTTAATGGCCAAGATGTAATAGCTAGATGTATTGTTGCATTACAGAACTATTTCAACTTAGGTAATTGGCAAATAAACCAGCCTATTATATTAGGAGATATATACTCTCTATTAGACATAGTTGAAGGTGTTCAGACCGTAAAAAATATCAATATAGTAAATAAATCTGGTGAAGCATTAGGCTATTCTAAATACTCTTATGATATATCAGCAGGTAGTATAAATGGAGTAATCTATCCATCTTTAGATCCATCTATATTTGAGGTTAAGTATCCAAATACAGACATTCAAGGTCGAGTAGTAACAAATTAAAATAAACAGAAATGGCCGTATATAAAATATTCGCTTCAGCAGATGCTTCTCTATACTCTTCAAAACCTGCACTAAATGCTGGTTTAGATGAAATATTAGAGATAGCAGTTAAAAACAATGAAGCACCTTTAAATAATTTTGTAGATCCGGTACCATCAGAGCCTATTATATCAGATGATCTAAGAAGGTCTTTGATACTATTCTCTGATTCTGATTTAGCAATATTAAAATCGTATACTACAGGTTCATGGAAGACTTACTTACGCCTGTATTTAGCCAATGCTGAAAATCTAACAACTAATTACAATCTAGAAGTTAGACAAGTATCTCAGTCTTGGGCAATGGGTACAGGTAAGTTTTTAGACTCACCTGAGACTAGAAACGGTGTTTGTTGGTATAATACGCAGTCTTTCTATAGTACTACAAGTGATTGGGCAAATGGTTCATATTACCTAACTCCTGGTGGTGGTTCTTGGTCAGGTTCATTTGTCACTCAGTCATTTGGCTATGCTGATGATAAAGATATTAACGTAGATGTTAGTACAATAGTTAATAGGTGGTTTAGTGGTTCTGCAAATAACGGCTTTATATTAAAGCATCCAGATGGTATTGAACAGAATTCAGGTAGCTATATTGCACTAAGTTTCTTCTCAGTTGATACTCATACTATCTATCCTCCAACATTAGAAATAAGGTGGGATGATAGTTCATATACAACAGGCAGTTTAAATGTACTATCAAACTCTGATAGCGTAATAACATTGTCTAACAATTTAGAGACTTACAAATACGGAACTCAAAAGTACAAGTTCAAGATTAATGCTAGAGACAAATATCCTGCTAGAGCATTTACAACATCTTCTGTATATTTGACAAATAAAGCTTTACCTCAAACATCTTATTGGGCCATTCAAGATGCTAAGACCAATGATATGGTAGTAGATTTTGACACTTCGTATACAAAGATTAGTTGTGACGGAACAAATAGTTACTTTAACCTGTATATGAATGGACTTGAGCCAGAAAGATATTATAAGATATTGATTAAAACAGAATTATCTGATGGTGAGATCTATGAAATAGATAACAACCTCATATTTAAAATAACTAGATAATGGCAAATGTAGATTTAGTAAAAGAAATTTACGGTATAAACACTTATACAAAAGCCATACCTATTCAGTTTACAGAGCTAGTAACTCCTACTGAAGAGGCTGCTCCTGATCTAATAACTGTAGATAAGTTCTTCGAGTATTATGATCAGCTTTTCTTTCAAATCCCTGTAGATGGAACTATAAACTCTCATACGTATTTGGTAGAAAGAAGTCAACAATATATAGGAGGTTCTGTACTAGATGCTGAGAAACAGGCTTTGATAGAAGAGATTAATTCATTAAGGCAACAGCTTTTAGACCTTAATCAAACGTTTACAAATATTAACGATATACTATAATGGAATTAGTCAACATTACATATGCTGGTGAAGGTGTTCAGAATCAAGACTTATCGCCATTAGATAAACAATTAGTCAATTCAAATTTTATAAACAGTCAATTTGGAGCAGCTAATGATTATCTTGAGCTATATATCTATGATGAGAATGGTAACCTGTTAGACTTTGATTATGACGGATCAGACTACTATCCATATATAACTAACAATCCTCAAAACGACACCTATTCAAACTTAACACTAGATCCAGAAAAAGATCTTAAGAATAGAGGATTCAATAGAGGCAATTTAAATATCCAATATAACTTTTACAAGAAGCTATTTAACTCTGGGTTTGGTACTCAATATTGGATAAAAGAAATATCAACCTCAAGAACAGAATTAAAACTAGCATCTCAGGTTTTAAGTACTAGTGCTATAAGAGACGGTTTTGCTCAATACCAAAGCTATATAAGTAGCAAGAATTACTATCCAGTATTCTATCTGAATTTTGGTTCTAATCAAACAATAATAGCATCAAATGTAGCTTATACAGAAGATGATTCTGGTGGTTACTTGCTTATAAAACTATATGAGCCTTTACCAGATACGTTTGATCTTAAGACTCAATTGTGGATTATAGACAAGGTAGCCGAGTCTGTAAGTTTTGATGTTAGTATAACTGTACAAGTAGAAGACGTTCAACAAGATAATAGACTTAGAGGTCCTAACTTCAATATAAAGATAAACAATAAAACAGGCCAGTCAACTCCATACTATAACTATAGCAATTTATTAACTAGTCCTATAAGTTCATCGTATCAAAAGTTATTGAGTTATTATGAAGATAAATCTGTAGCTATTAATGTAGACTATAGTGATTTTAGTAACTTTATACACTTCTCAAGCGCTGTTGAAAGAGTTAATAATTTTGTCTATAAGTTAGGACTAATAGAAAATTATACTAGTCAAATTTATAATCAGTCATTAGTTGCTGGTGGTTCAGGAAATGTTACAATCGTATCTTCTTCAATAGGTGTAGCTCAAAGTGCAATCAATAACATTATAGAGAAGTTTGATACGTACGAATACTTTTTGTACTTCCAATCATCTAGTTGGGCATGGCCTAAAAGTAATAGTACTCAGCCATATACTCTATACTCTGTAACATCATCTCAGGCTAGTAACTTTTTAGGTACAGTTGATACTATTCCTACACCTACTACCCAATCTTTATTATGGTCTGCATCTTATTACGATGCTACTAATAAAGATCTACTCCATAACTCTGTACCTCAGTACTTATTAGACGATTCAAACAATCAGCCTTACGTGACTTTCCTTGACATGATAGGTCAGCACTTTGATAATATTTGGCTCTACTATAAAGATCTATCTAATAGGTATAACAATACAAACAATCCTCAAACAGGCATATCCTTAGACGTTGTTGGAGACGCATTACGAGGTTTAGGTACTGAATTATATACGAATTCAAATGTATCTGATAACCTATATTATTCATTGTTTGGAATCAATCCAGATGGATCTCTGCTGCCTCCAACAGGGTCAGAAAAAATAACTGCTATTGGTGGTAAGTACGTTACTTCGAGTTTGAGTACTCTTCCTGCAGATACTATACAAAAAGAGATATACAAAAGACTCTATCATAACCTTCCATACTTACTTAAAACAAAAGGTACCGAAAGAGGAATCAAAGCATTGATTAGCACTTTTGGTATACCTGATGACATACTTACAGTAAGAGAATTTGGAGGTACATCTATATCTACAGTTGATGGTATATTTGATCTAGATTCATCAGTAAGTAAACTAACAATAGCCACAGGAAGTGCTGGTATAGTTACAGGTAGTTTGACATTGTCATCTAGCCTACTATCTCCATATACTAGTATTCAATATTATCAAAATACAAATAGGATTAATACAACAGATATTGAGGTAGGATTTTCACCGGCTGATACTATCAACAATAATATAACAAGTTCATTAGGTTATTTTAATATAGATCAACTAATAGGAAATCCTTTAGACCAGTATTCTGCGTCTTATTCAGGTTTAGAGTCTGTTAAAAACAGTTATTTTGCATCCTATACTCAACGTAGTAGCATTTGGGAATATATAAGACTGATTAAGTTTTATAACAACTCTCTATTTAAAATGATTAGAGACTTTGTACCTGCAAGAACTAATCTCTCTACAGGTATAATTGTTAAGTCTCACATGTTAGAGAGAAACAAATATGCTCGTCATGAGCCTGAAGTTTTAATCAATCAGTATTCCCAGTCTATTGATACTGCATTTATATCTGGATCATCAGGAGGTTCTGTTTCAGGATCCACTTCTTGGTCAGGAAGGATAATGACTATATCAGGATCAGTACCATATAGTAGTAGTCAAGGAGTCGAGAGATTTAATGGTGAGTTTAGTGGGTCTAATATAGTAGTTACTGATGGTTCTGCATTCTCTCAAAATGAATATTCAAGCCTTCCAGGAACGGCTTCATATTTTACTACATACTCACTAGGTGCATTATATCAAAATGTAACTACACCTGTAAGGTCTCAAATATTTTGGGATTTAGATTATTCAGGTAATCAATTACAGCCTGTTAATCTGAATATAATTACAGAATCAATTAATAATTCTCAGACAAATAATTACAACACATATACGAATCCAAATAGCCCGTACGCTTATGTACAAGACTATAACTATAATTTACAAAGGTCTATAATACCAAGATATAGCGGGTCTTATATATCTAGCAGACTATATAATGTATATACTCAAGGAGATATATCATACGGTAAAACTGCTACAATAGACAAAGGAAAATATCAGTATGCATATCTTATCGATATATATGGTGCATCACAATTCTTGCCTAACAGATCAAATGCCCAAATAAAGTATCTTATAGATAATGATCAAAATGTGCTTGATCTAACCAAAGCAAATAACAATATATTCCAGGTTCAGAACATATACAAATCAGGAGAGACTACTGACATATCCTTATTCGAATATGATGAAAAGAATCCTTACTCACAACAGTTGGTAAATAATCCAACTCTACAAATATATGAAGGAGGATTTAGATATCTACCTATACTACATAATTTAAGTGGTTCTGCTGCATATCAAAATTATATATTAAACAATCCTGAAAGCATAACTGTAACAGTATCTGCTGAAGGTGGAGGTGCTACTCCTACTGATGATGTATTACAATCATCAAACTGGTCTGTTAACTGGTATATAATAGAAACAGAAGTAGAGCCCGGTTGTCCAGGTACTAGTAATTATCTGGCCAGATTTTACGTTTCATATAACTTAGGAACCGTACCATATACTGTAACAGTGGGCGTATCAACCTATATGTCAGCAGAAGGCGCTTGCGGAGCTGAATTAAGAACTGCTAATGTAACTATATCCTCTGGTGATTCTGATAACTATAGTGTTCCTATATTTTCTTTATCAGGATATAGCAATACATGTAATGGAACCGGTAATAGTTTTGGATATGGATCACTACACTGGCCTTCAGGAATACCTGATTGTACATATTATATAGCTAGCGTATCTACCGCAGGTGGTGGAAGCGGAGGTGGTACAGGTGGTAGTAGTACTGCAACATACTTTACTAGCAATATAACTAGTTCTCAAGCTTGTCTATATTATATATCTGAATCAAATCAGTTTGTATTCAATGATGTTATATCATATTTTTTTGATAGGAATGGTATAACATTTGATTCAACTAGTGATTCTGCTTGGACTAGTTCTTTACTACCTACAGCAGTACTTCCATTTACAATAGGAATTGGAGATAGGATATCTATATATGATTCTGCATCAAGGCTTGGTTGGAATGAAGGTTCAGAATTTGTAGTAAGAAACTATTCTATAACAGGATCTGGTTTAACAGGATCTAGACTATTAGTAGAATTAGATACGCCTGTTAACTTAGCACTTTTGTCATCAGGATCTACTGTACCAACTGAGAGTTTTACAGGAACTCCATGGAGGGCGTGTAGATATATTGTTTGGAAACATGTACCAGATGAGACTAATGTAATGTTAAGATACAATCCAAAAGATTCAGAATTAATTGAAAATGGACTACTATTCCCACAGTATATCAATCCAGATGTAAAAGAAAATGCTGGTAATACAGTCAAAGCATTAAGACAACAAAACTTAATCAATCCTGATACAAATACAATAATTTTCCAATAACACATATTTATTTAAAAGCTATCTTATATGTCATATTTAAGTAACACATCAGTAGTAGTAGATGCTATCCTCACCAAAAAAGGAAGAGAGTTGTTAGCACGAAATGATGGATCATTTAGAATCACTCAGTTCTCTCTAGCTGATGACGAAGTAGATTATACTTTGTACAATCCTAACCATCCATCTGGATCTGCATTTTATGGTGAAGCTATTGAAGCTATGCCTATTATCCAAGCATATCCTAATGATATGGAGATAATGAAATATAAGTTGATAACTCTTCCAAGAGGTACAGCTAAAATACCCGTCCTTGATTTGGGATATAGTACAATCAGAATTCGTCAAGGTGCTTCTTTGGCTATTACTCCTCAGACGCTTAACTATCTTGGTGCTACTTCTACATTTGAGCAATCAGGATATGTAGCTACTATAGGTGATGTAAGAACCATGAGTTCATTCAACGGTGTTGGTATCAATACACCAGAAGCAACAGCTCTTAATTCTACAACTACTATAGGTACTAATGTAAGTAAGACTGTCGTAGGAACCACAATCAATATAACAGCAACTACAGTCAATACACTATTTGGGTCAAATACTGCACTATACACTACATTGGTAGTAGTTGGTCGTGATTCTGGTGCTAGGATTAGTATACCTGTAACAATTATAAAAGTAAACTCGTAATAAACTAAAATATGTCATTTACAAGATTAGATCCGACAGACTTCGTAGTATCAGCTGATTCTATAACAGCTCCTGCATGGAGTAATAATGTCACTACATTAACAACATTTTTTACTCCTACAACCGGGACTAGTAGCTATTACATACCTGTTTATGATGGAGCTTTAACTTCTCCATCTGCGTCTATACAATTTGCAGTAGCCTATGGTCATGCATTAGGATCAGGATCTTTGCCATTAAATAGTCTAGTGCCAGGAATTAGTCCTACTAGGATTAACTTTGGTCAATATAGGAATTTAATTTATGGAGATGCAGAAACGCCAATTAACTTTGGAGGTTCTACGACTGCTTCTCTAAGCATAGCTGTTATTCAAGTCGATAGGAATAGGTATAAAGAAGCTTTATTCCCTGGTACATTTAATCTAAAAGTATCTAATGGTGGTACTACGATTAACCTGACTGATAATTCTAAAGATATAACTACTGTTACTTATGTAGATGGTGGTAGACTATTTGATATAGTTTCAGGATCTAATGGAACTGCAGTAAATTCACCTATTCCAACAGGAGCCTCTGCAAAAGGATATACTTCTGCTGGTAGCTATGGATTCTTTTTACCTGATATGGGTCTAATAGTATTAAACCCTGCTGCATTAGCTTTACTTTCAGGAGCTGGTGGTATTGGACTAACTACTTTTAGTCTACTAAATACTCAAGCTGCAGGTGATGCTAATAACAGATTGATATACACTATCATAAATGCAGGAGCTAGTTTTCAGTTAAACTCTCAAGAGACTATCTCATCTGACTACGTATTTGTTAGGGTTAAAAACGGAGACTATAACTACACAACTAATCCTTCATTCATAACAGGATCAGGTGAGTTAATATATTCTAACTTTATCAATAGTCCTCAAACATATCCAACATCAGTAGGACTATACAATGATAATAATGAATTATTAGCTGTAGCTAAAATGTCAAAAGCATTGGTAAAAGATTTTACTAAAGAAGCTTTAATCAGGGTGAAGTTAGATTGGTAGTAAAATACTACAATAATTTATAAATGGGATTAGCAAAAAAAACTCTTGACAGATCTGATATTTCTACCTATCCAATAAAGGTAAAATACTCTGGGTCTTTTGCAAGCGCGTCTGCGACAAGTTATGGTATTACATTTAATACCGGTATAAATACTTCTTATCAGGCAAATGGCGCTCAATATCTCAATTATAAACTAGCCCAACAATTATACTATAACTATTATCTTACAGGATCTTTAGCCACATCAGCAAGTGGTTGGGATCCTGTATGGCAATCTACTGCAGCGTCAGGATCTTTGGACGATGACTACAGATATTTTCCTAATGCAGCGTCTTCTCAAATAAGACTGTTTGCAATACCAAGAACCATATTTGGAGAGAACATAAGTAGGAATAGTCTAAACATTACAGCAGGATCATATAACCTTATAGATGATGGTAATGGAAATGTAAGAGACGCTAATAGTAGCTTTGTCCATGTTGGAAACGTATTCTATTCTCAAGGCATAATAGTAATAACAAACCCAAGCTATCAAGGAACTTTTTCAGGTTACACTATAAGATTAAAAGGTGAAACTACTATATATCAAAACGAAGTACGGTGTAAAGTTAGTGAGAATGATTTTAACTACTCGCAGAATCCTAGTATTACCAAATTAGGAACTACAGGATCTTATATAGATGCAGTAACAGGATCTGACTATCATCCTTATGCTACTACTGTTGGATTATATAATGATGCTGATGAGTTATTAGTCGTAGGAAAATTATCAAGAGCATATCCGATCCCTCCAAACACAGATATATCGTTCAATATTAGATGGGACAGTTAAAAAAATAAAGTATGAATAAATGGTTGTATTTCGATACTCTAGGAACTACTAGAGAGTTTAATTCAATAGAAGACTTTCCTGAAGGTGCAATTGGATTTATATATAAGATTGTGAATCTTGTCAATGGCAAATTCTATATAGGTAGAAAGGTCTTGTATAATAATAACAATAAAGCATTAACCAAGAAAGAGATAGCGGAATGGAACAAACCTGGGCGCGTCCCACGCAAGAAAAAGGTGGTTAAAGAATCTGATTGGTTGTCATATCATGGAAGTAATAAACTTATCAATCAAGAAAGGAAAGAACATACGGACGATATCTTTAGTAGAGAGATCTTAAGAGTATGCTATACTAAAAAGCAGTTGACTTATTGGGAAGTGTACTATCAAATGCACTATGACGTTTTAAGGGTAGATTCATACAATGATAATATCCAAGGTAGGTTCTATCGAAAGGATGTAGAATAAAAAAAGCCCTGGCACTTGCCGAGGGCTAATCATGGGCATGCAAGGGATATTTTATTAGGACTTAGCCCAATTTATTAAGCTTGGTTGTACTTGGAAGTTCTTACCTCCTACCCTAAGGTAACCATCATTATTTAGAATATCGTCTTTGGTAAACATAGCTAGAGTACCTCCAGTATTAGGATGCCCCACTCTTATTACTTCTTCACCAGCATCATTTGTTCCAGTATCTACCACTAGTCTAGCCTTATTTCCTTGTTGATCTACAGTATTCCAGTCAAAGGATTGAAATTGGCCTCCAGCTTCTTCAAGGTTATCATAGTCACTGAATACTTGATCATACATATCAATACCTGTCATAAGGAAGTTCTTGATATCTTCATCGTCAAATCCGTCTTGTCTAAGCGCATCGATAGCACTTTTCAATTGCTGACCTGCAAGACCCCAAGCTCTACCATAAGTTTCATTTTCGTCATCTTCATCTGATACTAATGAAGGAAATGGATTTGGGCTATCATCGGTATACATTGACGCCTCAGCTTCTTCCATAGGTTTAATATCTCTGTATCCACCAATAGATTCGTTAAGTAAAGGATTGTTCCTGATGAACTTGTTTAAATTAAAATTATCTGCCATTTTAAACTATTTTTATTAATAAATATCGTATTACTTTGTAAATATGTTCTTTATCGTATACCAAATAGTAACTAGAGGAGACACTACTATTAGCGTAATTAAGTAGCTTATAAGCGCAATAAAAAACAGTAGCACTAATACTGTAACGCATATACCTACTATAGAGAGGCCTATACTCAAACTCAAAGGAAGTACTATGAGTCCTATAACAGCTAGACAAGCCATAAGGATCCAAACGTTGATCAAAATCCACTTGATCTTCCAGATAATGAAAGCCATAATAAGACAGCCTAGTATAAACAATAGGTAATACATACGTACAATTTAAGGAGGGTGCTAAAAATATATTTACAAATTTATCTCTCTACTACATATCCCATTCTCTCTAGTAAACTAACGACCATAGCATAGATTTGATTATAGTCATTCTTTTGAAAGTTATGGCCTAACCAATATTCAATATGGCTAATGATCTCGTCTTCAGATATTTTCTTCATTCGTAAAGTGTTTTGGCGTGACAGTTAATTTTTCTCCTAGCTCCTTTATTATACCTATCGCAATATTGGATTCTATTTCAAAACCTTCACGTTTAGGATTTATCCTATGGCCTAACCCCTCTAAATGTTGATGAACCGCCTGTTCTAAGATTCGGCTATTAATGCACTTGTATTTAAAAACAGGGAACCAAGGGGTTATTACGCCAGTGGCAGAGTTAATCTCTCTAACCCTTTGAGTCACACTAGTGGTAGTCATACCAATCTTACAGATCCCAGGAATGGTCTTGTTAACCAAGACGTAGACCCACTCAGGTTTTTTGACGCTAAGTGTTGGGTCTAGTATACCTTCGCCATAGTAGGTAACGTCTTCCCAGCCCTCAAACCCAGGATCTGTTGATGGAGTCAAGGTAAATGCAACTGCCTTTCTACACCTATAAGGATCTCCTTCTTCTAGCTTGATATAGTAGTGTGCTTCCTCTAGAGTGATTCTTTTCATAGATCCAGGTATGAATAAATAAGGTCAGTACCATTCTCTACCACGAACGCAACTGGTGTACCTTCTTCTAGCTTTTCCTTTACAACCTTATCTACATATGCCGTAGGATATTTAATCGAACCACGCGATTCTGGTAATGCCTGGTGGTAGTAGAAGGTTAGGTTAGAACCTCCTGGGAGATTGGACAACGGGTTTTTGGTGAATTGTTGAGTTTTCATGTTTTTATATTTATAGTTTAAAGTTGATTAAAATTTTTCCCGGGCTCTTGATTTAGTTTTCTTGTTTTATGGGCTAATTACTAGGTTGGGAATCATTAGCCTCTTTCTCAAGTCTCTCTATGTATACTGTCTTTATGAAAGCGGAGACTATCCACATCATACATACTAGAGGCCAACGGTAGTCTAGCCCTTCTTCATAACAGACTTTGATACCTACCCCGGCTGACAGGAAAGCTAGGGCCATAAAAAATTTTTCTAAAAGGATGATAGTTTTGGTCATATTTATTTTGGTTTATTAAATTTCGTTACCTCAACTTAGTCCATACATTAGGTCGTAGTGCGCATACCCTGATGCACTAAACAAGTCGGTCCCTTCTTCTAGCATTATGTTAACCAATGCTATGTATTCTTCGATTAGACCTTCTTTATTAAGCTCTGATATCTCTTTCAATACTTGATCAAACTCTTCTGGGGTCAATGTTTTGGATAAAGCTAGGATGTCCATATTATTTACGTATATATTTTATTGGGTAGAATCAAAAATTCCCTGGTGTGTGGGAAAGGCTAAGCCTTATCCCAGATACTAGCAAGTTGCTATCTACCATAACTAGGTCTTTACCAGGTTGCTAATGGATAAAAGCAAGGCACTAGCATGTTGCTAGTACCCCGCGTTATCGTTGCTTAGTTCAAGTAGCTGTCCGCCAACTGCCACAAGCCTTGGTTGATATTGAAGTCCTCAACAGGGTTATTGATAGCCCTAGCTTGACGGTTGTTCAATTGGAAGCCACCCTTGATCAGGTTCTCTTGAACTGTGTTGAATGTGTGCCACAAGGTAGGTTGTTCGTCTACCTTACGCTTAGCTGTAAGGATATCCATGATCTCGTACTGTTCAGCTTGCCTGTCTGTACCGATCCTAAGAGCCAATGCATCCATAGCAAAGTTAAACCTTTGTTTGTCTGTCATCTCTTTCATATTCCATTGGCTGATCTTGCCTACAACTTCTTGGAGTCCAGATACCTTTTGATCCATCAGGTTCTTTACCTCTTGGAAGTTAAGCTTGGTGTGACGCTCTCTAAAGGAGCCAAGGTCTTGAGACTTAATAACCAAACCATTCTCACATACAAGACGGAAGAGTCCCATCTCAAATTGGATTGGCCTAGTGCCATCATGAGAGTTGATCAATACAACTTCAGGCCTGGCTTCGATCATACCCTGTGGGTCTTTAATGTAAAGGTCAGGGTGCTGGAACCTGGTAATGTGTATGCCCCAATTCTTACGGAGCTCTACATTACTCTTTGATTGCTTTACTCCTGTCAAGACGTAACCCATATCTTGCATGTGCTCGATAACCTCAAACGTAGGAGTGAACTGGTACTTCGGACTTTTGATAGTCGGTGCAGGTGAAGTAGCGAAAATAGCTGGAGCGATTGACTTAGCAGCGTCGAGAGAAATAGATGTAATGTTGTTCAAATTCATAACCTTGATTTTATATTGTAATTTAATTAAATAATCTGACGTGGTAAAATTTATTTTTAGAGTGCAAAAAGATTCTCTCTCAGCATCTTGGCTTCTTCCATAGCACCATACCTTAAGCCGATCTGAAAGAAGTCAGTTGGAGTACCCACTATTTCGAAGTGGGACAGACTTCCATCCTTATCATATACGTCCTTGAACTCAACCCTGTCTGCAGCGAATATCTCATTGCCATACAGGTTATCATTGACTGCACTAACGGCTTTGGACAGGGTAGCATAGGATCTGGTAGAGGAGAGGAGCAGGGTTGTTCTTTGTGACATAACTTTTATTTTAATATTTTTAGTAAGATTAGTTAAGGCAGGTGTGGCTCAGTCATTGAATCACTCTGCGTCAAACATGTGCGTAGTAACTTCGCACTCCATTTTCCTGAACTCGTCAGGTCCTAAGAAGACTTTAACCTGGTCGCAAGGCATGGTAACCCTAAAGGTACCAAAGTCAGAATTTCTCACAGTCACGCCAGCCATATTCTCACCGCGGTTATGGGCCATGGTATAGTCAGCAGCCATGTTAATCCAGAAGATAGCACGATCACGACTGATAGGGTCGGCTTTAGAAACGAAGTACCTAGCGATGTCGATCATGTCCATGTGTGTGTTAGAAGAGATTTGAGTTGATGTCATAAACTTTATTTTAATTAGGTTTGAAATAATGAGAAGAGTGAGAAGAGACTACCAACCCCATGTGGCAGGTATTCTCTTTTGGCAGCCCTCGACGATCTCTTTGTAGAGGCTCCTGGACATGTCAGTGTTGTCTTCTTTACGTGGGCGAGATTGAACTTCCAACAGGATAGCAAGTCTAAGTCTGTTGCCGGCGATCATGGTAGACTCGTCGACCCTGCCTGATCCGTAGTGGGTCTCGTAGGCCTTAAACAGATTGTCGGCCAGGTTTTTCCAACCGCGGTTGCGGAGTTCGGTAATAACGTAGGCAACAGAGAGGCGGGTGGTAGAAGGATCGAGGGTGATGATTTGAGACATATTCGTTATTGATTTGTTACATTGTAAATATACTAACAATATCTGATACTTGGCACCTTTTACTGAACTATTTTAAAACTTTTTGTTTCATTTAGTCGGTAGGCCTATACTCTGAAGATTCTTCAATGGATCTGACCTGGGGCTAAAGATTCTTCAACCGGACCCTAAGTGATTGATTTTCAATCAGTTATGGAAAATGGCTAGATTTTAGGTATCTGGGAGGCCTTTGGATAATAATCTGGTATCTGATAACTTTATTCTTTGATCAAAAAATATATCTATCCTATCGATCTTTTTGATACTATTTATATGCTTAATAAAGTTTTTACCTTGATAACGAATACTTCTTTCCCAATTGTCATATTGTCCTTTTAATTTATTATAACTTATTTTTTTTCCATTTCCTAGTATATATAGCATTATGCTATATTTTTTACATACTAGACTTAAACTAGTTTTTAATTTTTTTGTATTAAATCCTGCGTCACTAAACATCATTAATAAAAGATTGTAAATAGAAATTAGTTCGTCTAGATATAAATTATATAAAGTATCTATAGGTAATTTTCTAATAAGAAGCAACTCATATAATTCTTGTACAATATGAGGCTTATATATCTGATTTTCAAATAGTTCAATAGTTTTATTTTTATTAGGATTTAAAACTATATTAAGAAGAATATTTTCTTTATCACCTGAAGTATACGCTTTTATCCAAAATTTTTCTGCTACGTCTAAGCTTTTTTCATCATAACAAGTTTCTATTACTTCTATCTTAGGTACGAGATTTTTATTACGAAGATTATATATCCATTTTTGTTTAGCTGTGGCTATAGGTAAATTACCATATCTGTCAGATTCATTTATATGCCCTTCTAATCTCTTATTAATAGGTTGGGTTGTTTTTCCTATATAGTGGATTTTATTTGTAACAGGATCAATTAATTTATAAACAAAATACATAAAATAAAAATGACCCAAAAAAACAAAGGAGCTCTAACCTTCCTAAGTTTAAATGGGCCAATAAGTTTTCATATAGATAAACTAGTTAGAGTAGTTTCCTATCTATAATAAATATCATAGAAATAGAAAAAGTAAAGCCCAGGATAAAGATCCCAGGCTTTTATAACAAATAATAAGTGACTAGTTTACTTAGCCAAAGACAATAGCTTACTTACTTTGACTGCATTACTCAT